ATGTGGTAAACATTAGTATAAATCTTTCTCAATTAAAATTTTATTTATATATTGTTGTAATAAGTAAAATTTACTTCCAGGAACTATATTTTTATTTTTAAATGATGAATTATGCCAATGCCAAGTAAATGCTTCTAAAAAGAGATGTGTTTTATTTTTTAATTCTTTATCAAACCATTGAGTTTCTATCTCTGTTCCAAGACCATGGTGTTTTATATTTATACACCACTCCGTGTTAAAAAAAGTTGAAGGTAGTATATTAAATTGATTATCTCTATATACATCTCTAAATAATTCTTTTCCCCATGTAGTTGAATTTTTTTCTGGCATTCTTTGTATTAGCATTTTAAGAAATTTATTACCTAATTCGCTATCTTTAAATAAATTCATTACACTAGCACATGCTCCCTGATTTACAAAATCAGTTTCACTTCCCCACATGTATAAAAATTCTTGATCTATAAGAGGAGACATATCTCTCAAAAAGACAATATCCATATCTATCCAAAATCCCCCATATTTTGTACATGCCAAAAGTCGTAAAAGATCGCTTTTTAAATAATACAAACTATCTGTGGCGAATAAAAAATCATATTTTTCCTCTAAAATAGTATTTTTTGATAATTCTAATGGATCATAAATTTTAAAAGTAATATAATCTTTAAATTTTTTCAATTCAGATTTATTAGAGATATCATAATCAGACCATATAATCAATCTATTATTATGATAATTTTGTGTTGCAAAAAATGATTGAACGCACAATAATTCTTTTTCAGATCTTATCTCGGAATATAAATGAAAATTTGTATTTTTATTTGATTTTATAAAATTTGTATTTTTTAAAAAATCTAAACATTTTTCATAATCTTTATATAATTCTGGATTTTTTTCAAAACTTATATCAATCATCATATTACCTGTTATTATAGTAATTTAATTCTTTTTTAAATCTATTATTAAAATTATTAATATTATTTTTAATTGCTTCTGGATGTGTTCCAGTGAATTTTTCTGTCTTGCATTGTCCTCTTACATGTGGTTTAAATTCATGTACACCATCAAATATTTCTTCAACTTGTAATTTTTGATCTTCGTCACCATTGACCCAAGGCAAATATACTTTATTAAAATAATCATCTATACAATTATTTTTACTAACTGCGTCCTTATAATAAGATATTTTTTTATATACTTGTTCAGGAAAAACATAGGAATAATGATACATTTGAACACCTATTTTATCATATAATGTATTGCTATCTATATGTTTTTTTTGTATATTTAAATTATCTGGATATTTTATCGTTGGTGGTCTATGTGTTAACCAAGTAGCTCCCTTTGTATATTTAAATATTCTTAAAAAATTATCTCTATTAAGTTCAAATCCTGTTAAAAAATGATTGAATCCACCATAAAAAGAACAACTTCTGATGCCTACACTAGTTGGTTGTTCTTCTTTTAATAATTTAATTATTTTTTCTAAATCTTCAGTTTTATATACCTCATCCGAATCCAAATTCCAAATATAATCTATATCATCATTTATAAATTTCATATAAGCTTTACATTGATCATCTTTTTCATTAAATTGACCATGAATAATTTTTATTTTATTTTCTGGATCTGGAAAATCATGTAAAATTTTATTTGTATCATCTAATGATGTTGTTCTACCTTGTCGTTGCCAATAATTAACTGGCCCCTCTGAAATTAATATTTGTGTTGCAAAAGGATATACTTGTTCTAGACATTCTTTTAGAACATAATCACCTTCAAAAATTATCATTCCAAATGCTATTTTCATAATAAATCCTAACTATTATTTTTTATATCATTAAAATATTTGATACAACAATCATTCAACCATGGTACACCTGTTACATTATGTATACCATGCCTTGGTGCTACTATAAAAGTATCATTTTGTAAATTTATAGTAAAATTAGAAAAATGAATATATGTTAGTTTTTGTATATTTCCATTCCAAATAATTTTACCATCAATTGTATATCCATGATTTTTTAAATTCCAAGGTGCTAAATGCCCAGTTTTTTCTCCAATAATTTTTATATTATTTTTATAAAGTTTATATAATAATTCAAGATATTTTTGATCTCCGCATGTTCCGTAATCTTTAGCGTAAATATTATCTGGATTCATTACGCAATTTATCCACGTGTGTAACATTTCTCTTCCAGCTTTATCATTTTTTATGAAAACTATTCCAACATTAAATAAACCACAATTTGTTTGAACTCTGTGTTCGACTAAACCCATGGATTTATCTTCGATATCTTGATAGATAGAATCTAAAGATTCATAAAAATAAATATCAGAATCAGAATATATTATATGATCTATTTTAAATTTATTGAAACAATATTCTGGAAAATATGATGACATTTTATAATTAAGTTCCATCTTTTTGGCACATATTCCAGTTTGTTGTTCCATTGCTATTGCTTCTTCTGATGGAATGATTTTATCAAATCTAGAATCATCATTGATTAAATCATCAATTAATATAAATTTTATATTTTTTATTTTTTTTGATAAAGCAACTTCATAACATTCTTTATCCATGCAAAGATAATATACAAATACATCATTATTATGTTTATTTAATGAATTAACAAGTGATAATCCACGATTTAAATAATTTATATCACTTATAGTACATACATATTTCATAAATCACCCATAAACACTTTCAACCAATCAACATTTGGTGATAATAGATCTCCATGTGTTGCGTATCCAGGAATTGGAGTTAGTAGTTTTCTATTTTTAATACTTGACAATATATTGAACAATTCAAAATCTCTTGGTATTTTTTTATATGGATAGTCATCTTTATCCATTTCAACTAATTCATATTTAAATACCTCATAATCATGTCTTATTAAATCTAGTTTCATTGCAAATGTCATTGTAAATGAGTTAGAAGTTCTCCAATAATTATTTAATCCATAATAAATATTACTTTTAAAGTTATCGAAAAGATTTTGTCCTAAATCTATAAATTTATTATAATTTTTATTGAAATGATATCCATATTTTTCAGGAGAATCATATAATGACACATAATCAGCATCTAAAATATTAAATGCTTCATTTATAACTTCCCTTGATCCATTTCTATGAAGATAATCATTTTCAACAAAATACACTATATTGTCATCATGAGAACTATTCATAGCATGTTTCATTACATAATCGAAACTAGCAGAGTTTCCTAAATTTGTTTTAATTATTTCAAAATTATACGACATAAGCCAGTTCATCGTATCATCTGTCACATTATCAGCTACTATAAATAATTTATCTGAATTTTTTAATTCAAAATTTTTTATAAAATTATTTAAACAATTTTCATTTGTAAAATAAGAGGGAGCTTTACCTCTTCTATTTTTATCAGATAATCTATAATAAATTAGCATTTTAAACCCTTATGTTACTAGCCATATCAAAATATTTGTTAACTACTTCTTCAATATAATCCAGTTGAATATCAGTTATAATAGGACTAGTACCTAGAAAAAAAGTATCTGTTGTAACTTTTGTCGCTACTGGAAAATCCATTTTAGCATTTCCTTTATAAATTTTTTCATATGCTGGTTGTAGTAATAAATTTCCACCAAAATAATTCCTAGTTTGAATTTTATTTTGTTCTAAAAACACAGTAAAATCATTTCTTCTCATGTATACGCCATCTTTGATTGTCAAAGGAAAAGCAAACCAAGATGGATCAGAATTTTTTGTTGCGACTGGTAAATGAAATACTGATTCATATTTTTTAAATATTTTATATAGTCTATTAAAATTCTTTTTACGCAATTTAGTTATTTCATCTAGTTTTTTAATTTGCACTAAACCAATAGCGGCTTGTAGATCTAAAGGTTTTAAATTATATCCAATTTCCTCATAAACATATTTGTGATCAAAAATTGTATCTGGCATACTTGGTAGCCAATTGCTAAATCTTTTTTTACACATGCCATTTATAAGGCAAGCTGATCCTTTTCCAGTGCAATAACATCCACGACCCCATTCTCGTAAGCTTTTGATAACAGTTTCTTGGATTTCATTAGAACATGCCACAAATCCACCTTCTCCCATGCTAATATGATGTGCTGGATAAAATGAACAAGAAGCAAACTGACCAAAAGATCCAAGTAATTTATTATCATAAGTGCTGTTTAAAGCATCACAGCAATCTTCAAGTAAAATAAGATCATATTTTTCCACTATTTCCATTACTTTGTCCATATTTGGTGGATTACCTAAAACATGGGCAAATATAAGAGCTTTTGCTCCTTCTTTAGCTGCTTTTTCTAGTTGTTCTATATTTAAGTTTAATGTATTTAATTCAATATCAATAAATATTGGTATAAATGAATTTTGGATTATTGGATTTACTGTGGTCGGAAATCCAGCTACTGGAGTTATAATTTTAGTCCCAGCTGGCAAATTGTATAGTTTCTTAGATTTTAATGCACTTATCATAAGCAAATTTGCACTAGATCCGCTATTAGTAAGTGCTCCATAGCCTTTTCCTAATTTACTATGAAATTGACGTTCAAAACGAACACCCATTTCTCCTAGAGCTAACCAGCCATTTAATAGGGTATCGATAGCCGCTATAAACTCTTCATCACCAAAATATGGTCCTGCGTATTGTACCCAGTCTTTTCCAGCTACCCATTGAGTTTTAATTGAATTTTTTAAAGATATTATTTCTTTAATTTTATTTTCAATTTGATTATTATTTGTTATTTGTATCATAATGTTTATTATAAATTTTTATATTAAAAAAGTCAATATTATTTTATAATTTCATTTAATGCTTGAAATATAGAATATTCTTTTTTATATCCACAAGAAATTAATTTTGTATTATCTAACCACATATCTTTAATTTGTACTAGATTATGAAATTTTGGACTTTCAATTGAATTAATTGTACTATTTGACTTAATTTTGTCTTTGACATAATAAATGATATCTTTTATTTTTACTGGTTCTGAGTTAGAAATATTATAAATTTCATTTAGTTTACCATTGTCTATTACATTTTTTATAGCTTTACATGCATCAGTAACATACATGTAGTCTCTTATATGTTCACCACCATCATAAAGATGAACGTCTTGATCATTTTTAAGACAATTAATCATATATTGAATTGCATTTTTCTTCCTTGATATTTTATCATCATCATTTCCTATAATATTAGTCAGTCTTAATATTCTATAATTTATATTAAATGTTTTACAATAAGAAATTAATAATTGTTCGGCTGTTCTTTTTGTTATAGAATAAAATCCAGTTGGATTACAAATACTATTTTCATTTGCTGGTAAATCGAGTGTTTGACCATAAACAAACCATGAACTAATAAAATTAAATGTTATTTTTTCTTTTAAGTTATATTTTTTACATTCTTCCAAAACTTCAATTAATTTTATTAAATTTGTACTTATAAAGTATAGAATTTGATTCGCTTTTGGTACATTATCATTTCTTTTATTTTCTATACAAAAATTTTTATATAGTTTTAAAAAATTACTTCCAATAAATCCACTAGAGCCATATAAATTAATCATTAATATTCCATTATATAGATAAAATTATAAAAGATAAGATTGTAAAAATTCATTTTCTTGCATATAGTTTTTGCCATGAAATCCAAAAGAGTTCATTAAAGTATGATCATCATCAATTGGAATTTCTACAGAAAATTTTCTTGCCAACTCAACTGGCGCAAAATTAATATTATTTGATTCTAAATAATTTCGTATAGTTGAGCTTATAAAAACATCTTCATTAGTTGTAAAATAAGGCATATTTGGGCCAGAAAATAAATTTATATTAGATGTTAATTTATAAAGATTTTTTGATTTTATACAAAAACCACCATTTCCAACTAAGTTTTTACCATTACACCAAGGCATTCTAGATGGCCATGGTGCTCCTATATAATCATATTTTAAATATTCTTCATCCCATAAGTTATTATTAAAACAAAATCCATCCGTTTGGATGCACATTATTCTATCACTCGTACAATATTCATTTAATCCACTAAAAAGCATTAAATTATATTGTAAATAATTTAATGGTCCAAGATGTATAACATGAAAATCTGAATTTTTATAATTTGTATTTGGAGTTATAAAAATAATTTTATTAATTTTTAACTTAATTTCATTGAAACACTTTTTAAATAAATTTTTAATTAAATTTTCATAAGCAATGGTTTCATTACCCAAACCATCGACAACAGCTATATCTATATTCACTTTACATCCTTTAAATTATGATGTTTTTCTGGAGCTTTCCAATAAGGACCAGGAACCACTGGTGGATTACTTCCACTTCTATATTTATGATTGTGCCAAACCTTCACGTCGTTTGCTGGATTATATACTCTATATTCAGCCTCAACGAAACACTGCATTATTCGTCCATCACATGCGTAATAACCAATTGGAAAATCTGCATTTTTGACTTTACATTTACCTTTCCAAATCCAAACATCATTAGATTCAACGGCGGCTTTTCCATCACAATGAAACCCATTAACAAAGTAATAGTCATCTGGAGGATATGTTCTACTTATTCCTAGAGCAATATCTTCGGTCATTACTGAATCTACTAATTTAATGGTATCATCAAAATAAATATCACCATTCGCAATGATGTTTATATCATTATTTTTTGATGCTTCGAGCATATTAAAAATATTTTGATAATTTGTTCTATCTCCATATGGAAATATTTTTGTTACTTTTGTGCTAAAAACTGGAAGTTCATGGTTTGTAATTACAAATATATGATCAAATAAACCAGATAATATGTTATGCTTAATACAAAAATCAAATTCACTTTGTCTATATTCGTTATTAGTTTTTACATATTCAACAAATAGATTTTTCATTTTATTGTACCATTGTGTGTATAAAACGTCTTACGAATCGCTTCACCAGCTATTCTTTGTGCATTATGTCCCATATCAACTAATCCTTGAATTTTGGATTCTCCAGATGAAATTCCCATTGTTATTATTGGCTTTCTATCAGTAAAATTAGTATCAGCAAACGCACAATACTGTTGTCCTACCATTCCTAGACTTATATTTGATTCTTTCAAAACTTCTAATAGTATTTCATGATCAAAGAATTGCTTTGATGTTTGTAAATAATGCTCACAACGATTAATCCACATGTCAATAAAATTTTTAACAGTAGAGTTATTTTTCATGAAAATTGGAGAAGCTTTTGGTATATACTCTCCATACTGATTCATACTGTTTGTAGATAAAATCACATCAACATTGGTATGATCTATTATATCGATAGAACTATGAACTTTGCTATCTATATCTAACCATATCAGAGAAGTATCAAATTTTTCTAGACACTTTTTTATGAATTTTGGTTTAAATAAACAATTATTTCTATAACTACCAAGTGATACTATATGCTCAACATAATAATCTATGTTTAATTCTTGCATATTTTCTATAAATTTTTTTGCGTGATCTGTGTAATAAGTATCATTTTCGTCCACATCACAATAATAAGAAATGACTTTTGTATTCATTGATTCACCAAAAACTTATTTCCTGGGCTTTGAAATTTAATATTGTGTTCATCAAAACCCATGTTTCTCAATACCTGTTCTTTTGATTCTCCATCCGCTAATCCCATTGTAATTACTGGTTCTCCACCATGAATTGATATACCAGGCCAAACACAATAAGCATTTCCTAAAAAAGCCATACGAACACCAGTATTCTCGTTTATCATTTTCATGAATATCTTTAACAAAACTTCATGATCAAATGCAATATTTGCTTGTCGTTCTAATTCTTCACTTGCCTCAATCCAAGCATATATAAATTCATAAGATTTTGGTGTTTGATTTAAGTAAATTGGTGATGCTTTTGGCATACCAATAGTTGGATCTTCCTTTGTAGGAACTTTAGGAAATGCCATAGCTAAATCAACTTTATCGTGAAACTCATCAAAAACTTCAAGAGGTTTATGTACAATTGAATCTACATCTAACCAAACAAGTGGTGTTCTTAATTCATTCATCATCTCAAGAATAAATCTCGGTTTTGATAAACAATTAGAGCGATAATTTCCCTTTGATGGTTTATGTCTAATAAAGTTTGGTATGGAATGTTCCTCAAGATTTTTTTTCAATCTTGTGGCGTGATCGCTATAATAAGTACGACCATCTACGTCAGCATAAAAAGAAATCACAGGTGTCTTCATGGTCTAGTATTTATAATTGTTTTATCATGTGATAAAGAATGTCATCTGCATTCTCTAATTTTTTCACACGTTCAAAATTATGTTTAATTGCATCCATCTTACTATAATATAATTCTTCTGTTAATTGGGATGGATCAAATGATGAATCAAGTGTAATGATTCCTTCTGAATTGAAATAATTACCGACATCAGGTGTACCCCAATATACAGGTATTGTTCCAGTTGCAAAACAGTCTGTTAATTTTTCTGTAAAGTAAGTTGGATACTTATCATTTTCAATAACAATTGAAAACATATATGGATTCAAGGCACGACTTTTATCTCCCCAAGGTCGTTTCTCATATCCAAATCTTTGTGATCCTAATACACCACCATATAAATCAACTTTATCTTTCCATTTGTCTGCCAAAGCATGACGAACTTGATGACCTATTGTTGCTTGTTTTGGTGATGCTATTAGAGATACTAATTTATTCTTTTCAAATATTTGTTGATCTTCTATCCAAGGAAGGTTACTTCCAGCAAACGAGAAATGTAATTTTTTATTTTTGCTGCAAAATGTCCTATCAGAAAAATAAACAGCATCATAGCTGTCACAAATCCGTTCAAGATGTTTTTCAAATAAATCTTTAGGAAAATTAAATTCATAAAATATCGCCCTTGATTCACAAATCCATGCTATCTTTTTTTCGTTAGGCTTCTTTACGTAATTTATTCCATGTGAAATAGCTGCATCTATAAAAACCTTGATATTGCTATCTTCTTTCGTCCATGAAAATAATTTAGGTTTCTTGTCAGAACAGGAAGACTGATCTGTATTAAACGGTGCTCCAATTGCTTGCATTATATCCATATTAAAAATAACTCACTTTCCTATATGGTATTTAGGAACGAGTTGCCAGTTAACTTTGTCTTTATGTGATACTATTTTAATTCTTGCTAAAGAAAGTTGTGGTGTGCTATATTCTTCAGGATCAACTGCATCACATAAACCCCACTCAATCAATAATTTTACAATAGTATTTCTTCTACCAATATCATCATCAGAAATATCACTCTCTAGATTATCAAGTATAAACATTTCTTTAAAATGCATTATTGCATAACGACCTCGCTTGTGCAGAATATGACAAGATTGAAATAGTTTATTTTCCTTTTTTGAGGATACCCCAATTCTTGTGAGGGTTTCCTTGATTTTTAAAAAGTCTTCTTTTGATTTTAGGGTCACTTCAACACCCAATCCATCAAAAATATCATCATTATTTTCTTCCATTAAATACTCCAAAAATATTAAATATTTATATTATTTAATATTTCCACCAGTATTTAATGCCTTCTTTAGATGATTTATTTGCTCTTTTGTTAGAATTTTGGAGGCTTCTACTGCCTTTTTATCCGAATATCCGTAATATTGCTTAATAATTGAAATATCATCAGAATCAGTGGTCTTTTCTTTATGCCACTTGCTAAATCGTTTCTTTTTTCGAATATTCAGAAGATAATAATCATATTGCATCTTTTTACTAATATTATTATAAAAATTCATCATATTTGCCTCAAAAAGAGTATCTGGAAAATATGATAAGGATTTATTAATAATATAAGGAACGTAAACCCTCTCGCAACCAGGATCTACGTTCATTAGATTTTTCTTATTATCATTGATGCTGTTGAGAAAATCAAAGATTTCCATTAGATAAACTCACATGTCATCATAAGTTCTACCACACAAGCCACCATATTGATCTCCTGATCGCTCACAAATGCAGCCTTGTACTGATACTCCCCAAGAACAATAATGGCTCCAGGAATGCTCATAGGGGCTAGATATGCATTTAGATTATCATAAATCTTTCTAAAAATATCAGTTTCTGACAAATGCACATTTGTTGCCACCCACTTTCGAACATTTGCGAAGTCCTTATTTTTCATAAATGAAATTAGATTCTTGATTTCATTATCAGCAATATTAATAAGAATACCTTCATCAATCTTACCAGAGACAGAATATCGCTGAAGTTCGTTTAGAATTCTACGAAAATCTGGGTAATGTTTCATGATAAGCTTGGCCAAAGCCTTTTTATCACAAATAACATTCTCATTTTTAAGAATATATTCACATCGTTCCAAAATTCCAGCACAGATAGAAGGACGTTCCTCGTTAGAGATTGTAAAATCGATACAAGTACATCGTGAATGAATTGGTTCAATGATTCGTGACTTGTAGTTACAAGTCAAAATAAAACGACAATTACTTGAAAATTCTTCAATGGCTCCACGAAGTGCTGGTTGAATACTCTGTGCGTTTGAATAATCAAACTCATCAAGAATAACAACCTTTTTTGAATTTTCAGAAAATGAAACTGTGCTTGCAAATTGTCGAATCTTTGTTCGAAGTGTATCGATGTTTCCATCTTCAGAACAATTAATAAGAATCCAATCAGCATTCAATTGATTACAAAGTGCCTTGGCAACAGTTGTTTTTCCTGTACCAGCAGTACCAGAAAATAGAAGATTTTGCGGTTCTCCTTTAGCAACCATGTCCTTGAAGGTCTTCTTCAAGGACGATGGGAGAATACATTGATCAATGGTTTGTGGTCGATATTTTTCGACCCAAAGAAATTCAGTATTATTCATATTATGCAGTATACCGTGAGTTAGGTTCCATTGCAAACCAATAAGAGAGATTCAGATTTTCATTATCAAATTGAACTGCTACGTTCTTGGCAAATGAAATCTCATAATCTCCAGCCAAAAGACGAATATTTTCCATCTTAAAATTAAGTTCAAATTCAGCACCATCAGCATTACCTTCAAGTTCTACCTTGTAGCTATTACTTGTTGGATCCTTAAGATCACAGATGATTGCGTAGATAATACTACCATCGCTCTGGAATGAAAGATCTGGAAGCTGTAGAACTGATGAAATTCGCTGAAGTTCATTAAACATACCTTCTTCGATACGAGTCTTTACCGTAACTGGCGGCATATTTACTGACTTCGTTGGATATGTGAGAAGACGAGGTTCCGAATAATAATAATTTACAACTGAATTATTTGGTCCAATGATCTTTACACTCTTTTCACCAAATTCAAATTGAGGGTTGCTGAAAAGACTCACGACTCCAAGGAATTTGTTAAGATCCCAGATACCAAATTCGACATCAAAAGTCTCTTCGATAACTGCCTCTCCCATACCACTCTTGGATGGTGTGATTGTCTTGATTACATTCCCAGGCTTTACAAGAATATTTGAATTCATATTTGCAAAGTTCTTGAGAATAGAAAGTGTTGTTTTACTGATTGTAATTGCTGTAGATGTCATATGTACTCATTATAATTAGTTTATTCAAAGTCGTCAAGGTCATCTTCATCAAGATGTTCTAAATTACCGTCAACATAACTTCGAAGTTTATTCTTAAAATCATTACGTTCTGAAGAACGCTCTTTATCTTTGATGCGACGATCAATATTTTTCATTGTTTGCTTGTGAACGCCCTTACCATTACGATCTGTATTTTTCGACATGTTTTCTCCTAAAATTCTACCCAATGAAGTCCATTGATATCGCGGACTCTAGTATATACGATACCAGTTGCGAGATCAAGCCATCTATCTCCTTCGTTAGTTTCAGATGGTTCAACTTCAGCTCTAAAAAATCTAGATGCTACTTCTAATTCTTTCCAATTTGTAGTGTTATTTAATGGTATTATATTTTTAGTTGGTTTTACGGCAACATATTTCTTGCCAAGATATTCTACAACATCACCAGTATTATATACACTATAATAACCATCAGGATCATATTTCCTGTATTTTCCTCTAAAATTTAGTTCTTGTGGTGTTTCTTCTATAAACATCTCAGATCATCTTACTGAAATTATTTTTCTTTTCAAAGTGAATGACATGGTTGAATTTATCCACTATTTGATCGGCTTTATGACTGATTACAAACACGTTTGAATTTACACCTAATGTATTTAGTAATTTCATTACTTCATCTGTTCCAACTGAATCCAGTGATGAATCAAAAACCTCATCCAAGATAAGCAAATTGCAATTAACACTATTTTTTAGTTTAGCAATTTCCCTCCATGCCAATAGAAGAGATAGATCAATACGCATCTTTTCTCCCTCACTAAAATTCATGTAAGAAAACTCATCTCGATTTCGACTTTTAATAACTTCTTGAAAATTTTCATCTAGATAAAATTGGACAAAGAAATCCATAGATTTTAAATACTTATTGATATTTTTATTCATAGATGGAAGATAATGCTTGATGATCTTAGCCTTTACTCCACTATCCTTTAGAATATCTGATATTTGTTCAAGTTGAATATATTCTTCCTTCTTTGATTCCTTTTCTTCTTCAAATATTTTCAATTGAATATTATATTCATTCAATTTGTCTTTTTCTTTTACAATATCGGTTTGATTTGTTTCTGTCTTCTTCAACTTAGATTTAGCATGTTCAATTGTCATATTAATGATAGCAATCTGATTCTTTAAATCTTTGATTTTATCATCAATGTTATTATTTGATTTAAGTTTTTCTTTGATGGAAGAGATGCTTGACGTTATCGTTTCGATTTGACTTTCGAACGTCTTGTTAGCTTCCTCGAACTGCTTAATATTTTTTTCGATCTCTTCGAGGTTAGTTTTTTTCGTTTCCTCTGTAATTTTGCCTTTACATTTCGAACAATTTTCTTCTTTCTCATAAAATTGTTTTTCCTCTATGGCATTTGCCATCTTAAGAGAGATCTGAGCAGTAAACCTCTGAAATTTAACTAAATCTTTTTCTAGAGTAATTAAATCTTGTTCATCAATCTTTATCTTATTATTATGATATTCTGATATAGTACTATTTAGAGTATCAATGGTGGATTGGTTACTTTGAATGGTGTTATTCAATTCTTCGATTTCATCCTCTGACAATCCTACTGTTTTATTAATAATAATTTTTTGATAATCAATCTTTTGTTTTTGATTTTCAATCTTATTACTTAGTTCTCTAAGATTTTCTTTACTTTGTAATATCTTACCCTTCAATAATGTATTCATATTTGTAAATACATTAATATCTAAAATATTTTCAATAACGGATCTACGATCAGCCGCTGTCAATTGCATGAATGGAATGAAGGATGAACTACCAAGAATTACTACTTGAGTAAATGTCTTGTAGTTCATTTTAATAATTTGCTGTTCAAGTAAGTCTTGGTAATCTGATGTTTTTGCATCCTGATTAATTAATTTACCATTTTTAATTATCTCAAATAATTTTGGACCAAGACCACGACGAATTACATATTCGTCAGATCCAATTGAAAAATACAATTCAACTAAACATTCTTTCGTGTTGATTGAATTCTGAAGCTGTGGAATATTAATTTTTCTAAATGGTTTACCAAACAAAGCAAAGGTAATCGAATCCAATAATGCAAATGATTTACCACTTCCATTTTTTCCACACACCAAAGTTGTTGGAGATTTTAACAAATCAAGTTCGGTAAACTTATTACCGAATGATCCAAAATTTTTAAACTTTATCTTCTTGAAGATGATCATTATCTAATACCTTCTCTGGAACAATCATTGAACGAAATACAACTTTTTTTTCTTCGTCTTTTTCAAATAGAAATTCATCTGCTGATTTTTCAATCATAATGTCATACTCTCCATGTATAATTCTTTGATTATCATTTTTATTCTATCTTTATTAGTAATATTTTCATTCATATCAATTTCTGAAGCTATGATACTGATTGTATCTTGAGTAATATCAACTTCAGATTCTTCATTATCATTATTTTCAAAATCTTCTACTACGGTCAATTCTTGTAATTCACAAGTAGACAATGCATCCATTAGCATATCAAAAATTTTCGGTTTTTTCTTATTTAAGACAATAACCTTTACATGTGTATTTCTGATTTTATTTGCATCTGGTTTTTCGAATCCATTTACATCATCATATTTAATAATGTTGAATATTTTTCTAGTATTCTCAATGAATTCTAATTCTCTGGTATCTGTATCTAAAATAGAAAAACCCTTTTTAGAATTTACATCACCAAAACTCAATTCATATTGAGTACCCAAATAATGAATATTTTGTTTGGATTGACGTAGATGAAAATGTCCAGATAATACTTTATCGAATTTACTGAACATCTCTGAATCAGATCCAGAGGAATGACGGATGTTTGTAACTACTTCGAATCCGTTGATTTCGAAATGCCCAACAAGTATAGAAGCAGATGTAGTTTGAAGGAAATCCAAGCAATCATTTTCGTTATCATTTGTTATCCATGGCACTATGCCAATTTTGAGTGTATCAAATTGTAATTCTGTAGGTTTATCATATAAAATAATATTCTTAGAATCACCAAACAATTCATTTATTGAATTTATAAAATTGGTATTCTTGTAAAATGTATCATGATTACCAAGTGTAATGTGTAAATTAATATTATTGTCAGCAAAGAATCGAATAAATCTATCTTTTACTTGATGTAATGTATTAAAATTTACATACTTACGGCGATCCATCAAATCACCCATATGAATCACATCTTTGATGTTATTTTGATGTAGATATGGGAAAAACTGCTCTTCGAAGAATTTAAGTGACTCTTCCAAAAAGAACAGTGAATCGTTTTTATGACCAAAATGTGTATCTGATATTATTGCAATTTTCACGACTTTTTACGTTTTCTTTTCTTTGGTTGAGTTTCTTTTTCCATCTTTTCTATATCATTCTCTGATAAATAAAAGTTTTTCTGTAGAAATTCAGCAAATGTGGCAGATTCATTGTGTTCCTTCAACCATTCAGAAAATTTAGCATCTATATTATGCATTTCTAGACATTTATATTTAATATATGCTTGTTTCTTTTCTTTTTCGATTCTTCGTAGAAATGCAAAATAAATTATTTGTGTGAAATATGAGAATGGATTCTTTGATTTGGAATCATCAAAATTATGTGCATATTGCAAACAATTTTCAACGCCATCACTTATCATATCTTCCCTGAATGGGTAATTTATAAAATTAGGTCTTTGGGATAAATGTTCAGCAATCTTCATAAAGCATTCACCAATATAGTTTGTAACTGGTGGTATTGGTTGTTTCTTCTTTAATGCTTTATTCACAACCTTTTTCCAAGAATTCATTTCTGTTAGAAATTCTTCGTTATTTATATAATGTTTTAACTTTTTGTCTTTTTTTATTTCTTCCATATCGTCATTATACATCATATTCGATATACTTTCAATATTAATTTAAAAAAATGTCAAGATTGCTCTTGACACGTTTTCAATAGATAATTATAATTACTTTGTCTGGTATAAGGAAGACTAGGTTTCTTCAAGATCTTAGAGATAATCATCTGACTTGGGATCTGGATTCCAATCACTAAACTTGTTACCAAAATCTTTACGAGTTTTCTCATCACCAGTAAATTTTGCTTTCTTCTTTACCTGATCAATCATAGTTTGAATCATTTCTGGATCTAGTATACCAGCAGAAATTAGATTCATAATTGCTTCAGGTGGAATTACCATATTCAAATAAATCATTGGTCTATCCTGAAATTCTTTAGGAATAATATTATTTTCTATATTCTTCTTACGCTTACGACGCTTTCTGCGTCGTTTTTCTTCTCTTTCAATTTCTTCATATGGAATTTCATCTTCAAAAGGAATCTCATCTCCAGAGAATGATGGATTGAATATCTGCTCCATAATAGCATCAACATCTTTCATGTACTGTTCTATTTCTTCTTCAGAAAGATTATTTTTCAGTTTTTCTTCATTTTCATTTTTCTCTTTTTCAAGAGTATAATGACGTACACATTTCTTACTAGCATCAATTATTGCCACGACTCTATCTTTACTTAATTCAATAGTTTTTATATCACTATTATTTAACCAATCCTTCATAAAAGTAACATCTACACCAAGTCCATTTTCATCGGACATAGTGGTTGTTAAAAATACCATCGGATTGTTTACTATGTATTTTTCGGAGTCTTCTTGAACGTCGGCAATTAATTCTTCGCCATTGCTCAATTTGAGTATTTTACAATTCATTGCTCCTCCTATAATCTTATGTTCTTGATATCGAACGTAAACTTCTCTTTAGTATATAGGTCAAGCCTCTCATCCATATGTCTGAGGGTGTGATTTCTATATGACTTCCATGATAAATTATCACCAATATCGAACACAGTAGCCTTATCTTTTCTGTCTGATTTACGAAGACCTCTACCAATAGATTGTAATATTCTTACGACAGATTTTGATGGAGATGCAAATATAATTGCATTTATGTTTTTAATATTAATACCAGTGCTACAAGTACCATAAGATGCAACAAGAATACTATTTGTGTGCTTATCAACGATATTTCTAATCAATTCTCGTTGTTCAATATCAGTCTTCCCATATATCATAAATGTATCTTTAGTTTTAGACTTATTTAATTGATTGAACAATGGTATACCATGTTTTTCAACAAAATTAAATAGAACCAGAACATTACCAGGAATATTATTGGCCAAATTACATATAAAATTATTTCTTTTCGTATTAGTAATGAGCCATTCCATTTCATGTTGATAGCTGCACTTCTTAATATCTTGATATTCTTTAGTATCATAATTTAATAATATTGAATGGATAGTTAAATTTGATAAGATTTTATCATCCATTAATATTTTAGTTGTAGTTACAGAAAAACATCTACCAAATAATCCCTCAATCATTAATTTATGAGCCTGGGTATTATCTAATGTACCAGTTGTTCCAGTTCTGAAAACACAATTCTTACATTTTTTCATCATGGTAGATAAAGATTTTGCTTTATAAAGATGAACTTCATCCCCAAAGACACCATAAAAGTTCTTGAAAAATGAATCTGGCTCCTTGTATATACTTTGCCATGTAGATATCACAATCCTTCGATTTATTTCTTTTGATTTTCCTTGAAATATTGTATGTATTTGTCTCAAGATGTTCTTATCATGATTACAATAATCTGAAAAATCACCAGCCATTTGAGTAACAAGACCTGTGGTTGGTACAATAATTAGATATTTACTATTTTCATTATGATCTAAAAGATACTTGAGTGTGAGATATATGATTAATGACTTACCAGAGCCAGTAGGAGACAGCAGGAGGCTTCGATTCTTTGTAAGAGCATGAATGACAGCATCTATTTGGTGGGCGTGTGGAATAATCTCCTTGCCTCCAGAATAAATCTTTTGATTATTCAACCATTCCATTATATCAGTCTCTGTTATTTTTTTAACTTCAATTCCATGTATTTCGTATTTGTACATACGTTCTTCACAGAATTTAACAATATAATCCAATAATCCAACATATATCGTCTGGGCTGCTAAATTAAATAATTTAATCGTACCATCCCATTTTTTCTTTTTATATGCTGGTGTAAACTGATGATTTGGTACTTTAAATGTAAAAAATCCAGAAAGCTCTTTCGCAATCGAAGGCTCACAGTCGATTTTTAAATATACTTCATCGACCTTATGAATCTTTAACATTATACACCTTGAGTAAACTTAATCCATTCGATTGATGCTCGAATAGACCAAATTTTGTTTGAAATAATTTTAACTACACTTTCCAGATAATTAACTTTTTCTTTTTGCATAGTTACTTTTAATTCAAGTTGAATTACATCTTTATCACTGTCAATAAATTTATCTAAATCTTGACGTATTAGTGCTAATTCAAATGGTTCCCAACCTAAATCGTGTAGTTGTTCTTCACTCAATTTTCCAGAGTAATATAGCCATTTATTTCTTTTTAGAACATTTAAATCTGTTTCAAACTTAGCCAATACTAGTTTTTCATCAGACAATATACAAAGATATTTGTTATGTTGTTGAGGAACAACCGAGGCTTCGTGATCTAAACTTGTATTATCAATGAGGACATCATCCTCTACCATTTTTTTAATATCATTTAGTGTCATATTATAAAGTCTTATCTTCAAAAATATCAAAGTGTGTATATGTAAATACTGCCGAGGCAATCACAACATCAGTATCATTTAAAGTAACATCAAAATCTAATCCAGATAAAAAACTAGGAAATATATTATAAAACTTATATGTGATAATTGGATTATACTGACTGTTCAAAATAACCAATGTAGCATCAGATGTTTTATGTATATCCTTTAATTCCTGTACATTATCTGTGTATGGAGCCAAACCCTTCATCCAATCGAACAATTCTTTATAATTCATCATATATTCATCAACTGGAAAACTAACCTGTAAATCTTCGAATTGAAATCTATTTCCAGCTAGACGTATATCTATTGGTGTTGGGTTAGACTGTGGTGATATACCAATACTCAAAGAAGGTAAATTTACTCGTTGAAGAAAATAACTCATTGTTGGACATCTACTCAATGTAAATACAAATCTATTCTGTAGAAGAAAGTTTGTATTTACTGGTATAGATGGATTTGATGAATAAAAATCACCAGGCAAATTTGCCTTCACAGAAGCTGGTATATTTGCTGGATTAAACATACTATTATTTATGCAATGAAAAAGGGTGGCTTTCGCCACCCTTTTCCTTATAAACTTTACGGATTATTATCAGGTATTGAAGCCTGAATCAAGACCGTGTAGATTGACTACGCGAGTAAGTCTGTAATAGACGTTACTATTAGCATCCAAACCTTCAGCGTTTGCGCTGATTACATCACGACCCTTGGCGAATGGATTTGCGACCATGCCGTAACGAGTCTTGAAGCCAATCTTGGGTTGGAAGGTATCTTGACCGACTGCACGTACCATTTGTAGCGGAACGTATGGGCAGTAGAACATACCAGCGTCATATGGGGATTGACCCTTATAACCAACCATGAAGAAGTCAACACCAGCAGGAACGAATGGATCGATGAAGACCTTGTACTTGCCGTTGAGAACGCCTGCGAAGACGTTACCAGTATCATCAACATTCATATTGACGTTGAGTGCTGGTGAGAGATTAAGGAATCCACCCATTGCGAGAGCAGAAGCAACATCTGCGCTGCAAAGAATGAAGTTACCCTTGCCTCTACGAGTTTCTTTCGCAATGACGTTTGCTTCACGTTCGATTTGGAACATGAGGCCACGATATCTTTCAGCTGACCAACGACCGTCAGAATCTGTTGAGAGATCGTATGAACCAGAGTATGAAAGATCGCTTTGCTGCGAACCTGACTTGGCAATGGTGTAAACTGCACGGAGAATTTCGCGGTTGATTTCGTTCAAGATTTCAGTTGAAAGAATATTTGCGAGTTCTGCCTCAGCATCAAGACCGTGAACAGCCTTGAGATCTTGTGCAAGTTCAGTTGTGTATTCTGCCTTGAGTGCGCGTGTACGAGCTTGTACTGCGACACGTTCAATGCTGAATGACATTTCCTTGAATGGATTGCCAGACTCACCGAGTGATTCTGCATTTTGTGTAAGGAAACCACGGAATCTGCTGAAGAGATCTTTACGTGCTGGTGAAGAAACATTATTACCCATTGAATTACCTAAACCAAATGGGTTGGTGTATGTTGAACCTTCGGTGTTGTTATTAACACCAGTTGTACCAGATGCACCAGCGAAGGATGCGATTGGTTCATCATACATTGCCTCAAGACCAGCTTGATTGTCGTATCTTGAACGGAATGCAAAGATAAGACCAGTTGGTGCTGACATTGGTTGAACGCTTGCTACATCATAAGCAACGACGTTAGGCATTGCACGACGAACAAGGCTGATGAGGATTGGATCATAACCAGCGAGAGCTGATGTTGATGCGCCACCTTGAGCTACTT